TGAGGAAGAGGTTGTTGCCGAAGATAAGATTGATGTTGAAGAAGACATCAATGCTCTTATTCAAGGTGAAGAACTTTCAGAAGAATTCCAAGAGAAAGCACGTACTATCTTTGAAACCGCAATTAAAACAAAAGCTGGTGAAATCAAAGAGGAACTTAAGGCTGAGTACGAGAAGTCTCTTGTAGAAGAAGTCGCTACCATTAAAGAAGAACTCTCTGGTAGAATTGACTCCTATCTAGAGTACGTTGCCGAAGAGTGGATACAGGAAAATGCACTCCAAGTCGAGCAAGGACTCAAAACAGAAATGACAGAATCATTCCTCAATGGAATGAAGAGTCTATTTGAAGATCATTATGTAACAATCCCTGAAGACAAATATGATGTCCTCAATAGCATGGTAGAAAAACTTGATGAAATGGAAGATAAACTCAATGAGCAAATCACAAAGAATGTTGCGTTAAATAAGCGACTTTCTGAGTCTACTTCTGATGTCATCTTTGCAGATGTCACAGAGGGACTTGCAGTTTCCCAAAAGGAGAAACTTGCTTCTCTTGCCGAGAATGTTGAGTTTGAAAGTGAAGAATCTTATCGTGAAAAACTAGAAACTTTGAAGGAATCTTATTTCCCAACAAAGACTGGTACACAAAGAAACACAGAAACAATTTCTGAGGGAACAGAGTCACCTCAAACAGCTCCAAGCGGTTTGATGGATACGTATCTTCAGACTCTGAGCCGCGTTTCGAAAAAGTGATTTTTTAAATTATAGATCAAACTAAAACTTTACAGGTAAAAATCAAATGCAATCGTTCAATGCTGAACATCTGCAGGAGAAGTGGGCACCGATTCTAGACCATGACGGTTTAGATAAAATCGAAGATTCTCATAAGAGAATGGTAACCGCAGTTCTTCTGGAGAACCAAGAAAAAACTTTGAAGGAAGAAGCAGAATTCCTGAGTGAAGCTGCTCCTACAAACTCTACTAGTTCAACTAGTATCAAGAACTTCGATCCAGTGCTAATCAGCCTGATTCGTCGTGCGATGCCTAACCTAGTCGCTTATGACTTGGCTGGTGTGCAACCAATGAACGGTCCTACTGGACTTATCTTTGCAATGCGCTCCCGCTATGCTTCACAGACAGGTGAAGAGGCATTCTACAACGAAGCAGATTCTGCATTCTCTGGACAGAATAACAACTTTGACCTAACAGGTGGCATGACACAAGCCGCCGTTGGTTTGGGTACAACTAACCAGCAAGGTACCAACCCTGGTGCTCTTGACGGTACATTCCCTGCAACAGCTGATGCTACTACTTACAACGTAGGTAATGGCATGACTACTGCTAATGCTGAAGCTCTTGGCGACGGTACTAGCAATGAGTTCAACGAGATGGCATTCTCGATTGAGAAAGTCACCGTTACAGCGAAGTCACGTGCACTGAAAGCTGAGTACTCACTAGAGCTTGCTCAAGACTTGAAAGCAATCCACGGACTGAATGCTGAAGCGGAACTCGCCAACATTCTCTCCACAGAGATTCTCGCTGAAATCAACAGAGAAGTTATTCGTACCATTTATAACGTTGCCGTTCCTGGTGCTCAGGCAAACGTCGCAACTGGTGGTACATTCGACCTCGACATCGACTCAAACGGAAGATGGAGTGTTGAGAAATTTAAGGGTCTTATTTTCCAGATGGAAAGAGACGCTAACGCCATCGCGCAGCAAACTCGTCGCGGAAAGGGTAACATGATCCTTTGCTCTGCTGACGTTGCTTCTGCACTCACCATGGCAGGTGTACTGGATTATACCCCAGCCCTTAATGCTAACCTTAACGTTGACGACACAGGCAATACATTTGCTGGTGTTCTTCAAGGTAAGTATAGAGTCTACATCGACCCATATGCTGCTAACGTTGCTGCTAATCAGTACTACGTTTGTGGTTACAAGGGTTCTAGCCCATATGACGCCGGATTGTTCTACTGCCCTTACGTTCCACTACAGATGGTTCGTGCAGTTGGCGAGAACACCTTCCAGCCAAAAATCGGCTTTAAGACTCGTTACGGAATCGTTGCTAACCCCTTCGCCCGTGGCGACTCTCTTGATAACCCAGGTGTTATCGCACGTAACTCTAACAAGTACTATCGTCGCGTTAAAGTCACGAACCTTATGTAAGAAGTTAATATCTTACTTAATCAAGGGGGACTCTTCGGAGTCCTCTTTTTTTGTCTAAATAGCAAAGAGGAGACCTGCGTTCTACTATGCCATATCACATTAAAAAAACTAGTATCATCACTGGAAGTGATGTTTACTATAAAGGTGGGGATGATTGGACGGATATTTATGCTGATAGAAAGCAATATTCATCCAAATCAGATGCTGATGCTATGAAAGCTACGACAATTACCATGAACGGTATTACATATGCTCCCAAAACTTGGGCAAATTCGACAGTTGTAACAGAGTAAAGAAATGAAAGCAACACCAAAAGAGCATCAAGAAGCACTTGAGCGTCATTCTAAACTAGTAAAGCATTTAATCGATGAAGGTTATGCTGAAAATGAAGATGCTGCTGATAAAATTATTATGGGTATGAGTGAGCAGTGGTTTAATATTATTGTTGATTGATGAATTTAATAGAAGACATTCAACAATAACTGAAGATTATGATGACGTAAAACATGATTTTGAGAAGTGGTTCTAGATAGCTAAATACTACTAAAGTACTCTTTATTTTTTACAATGGCAATCTCATCATCCCAAATAACATCGTCAAAAGCCGCGTATGATACAATAATTGCTTATTTGCAATCTGAAGGTTATGCTGCTGATGAAGCAGATGCTCAAAAAATCATTCTAGGATTAGTAATAGAACAAGGACTTGGATATCTCACAAGCGAAAATATAGACGATTATAGTGATTGATTATGAAGGAATTTGATAGGTTTATAGAGGAGGCAGCTATTAAAAGATGCCCTCAAGGACAATATTATTGCTATACTGATAAGAAGTGTAAAAAGATACTTCACGGTTACCATATAGGTCGTGGTGGATACTTAGCACATGATCATGATGAAAATGGAAATGGGAAGAAGAAAAATGGGTCCAATAACGGGAATGGAAATGGTAATGGCAATGGTGGCAGTAATGGTAATGGCGGTAACGGTAATGGTGGCGGAAATGGTGGTGGAGGAGAATAACTAATGGCTACAGCATTTGATAATCAAATATCTAATAGGAATTTTTTATCACCAATTGGATTTAAGTTTACTTTGGCAAAAGAACCAAAGGCATCTTTTTTCTGTAATTCCGCAAGAATCCCTGAGATGACTTTAGGGAATGCTGTACAGCCAACTTATTTAAAGGATATTGATGTTCCAGGTGATAAACTACAATATGGGGATTTTAATCTTAGGTTTTTAGTGGATGAGAACTTAGAGAATTATATGGCAATTCATAATTGGTTGAGAGGATTAGGATATCCAGAGAGTACTAAAAATTATAAAGATTTTATAACTGATCCAGAAACTAGTGCATTGGATCCACAAAGAGCATTTAGTGATGGTAATTTACATATTTTAAATAGTAATTTTAGAGATGTTGCTATTGTAAAATTTGATGATTTATTTCCAGTCTATTTGACATCGCTTGAATTTGATGCTTCAGAAACTGATGTAAACTACTTTACAGCAGAGGTAACTTTCAAGTATACTGTATACAACTTGGTGAAACCGGACGGTAGAACTCGCTTATGAATCTTGAAAAAATTCAGGAGATGTGGCAGAAAGATTCTGTCATTGACCCTGATAATCTACATGATGAGTCGTTAAAAATACCACAATTACACTCAAAGTATTATACAGTTTATAATACCGTTACTTTGTTGCGTGAAAAAGCAAGAGATTCTTACAATAGAGTACGTTTGGAACGATATAACTTTTATACAGGAAAGGCATCAGCAGAGGTTTATGCTGAAGAACCTTTTCCATATAAGGTAAGAGAGAAAGATGCAATACAGAGGCATTTAGAAGCAGATGAGAAATTAACCAAGTTAGATCTTAAAATTAGATATTATGATGCTACTCTAAAATTTTTAGAAGAAATAATAAAAGTGATATCAAATAGAACATTTCAGATTAAGAATGCTATCGAATGGCATAAATTCCAAGCTGGATTTGGATAAATAAGGTTTTTAAACTGTGAGTTCAACTAATCCTTTATGAAGTAGTCTGTGGCAACAGGCACACAATGGAACACACTTATCTATTTCCTCTTGTAGATATTTGATACCCCATCTGTTATAGTCAGCAATTTCATATTTCTTTTCTGCTGGATTTTTATGATGAAAATCAATACAACAGGGATGAAATTTTTGTTTACAAATAGAACAAGGTGCGTCTTTTGCTTTTGATATAATCTCCAACTTTTTTGCTTTTGTTGTCTGCTTTAATGTCCCATCCGCACGCTTTCTT